CGTGATGCTCGGCAAGGACCGGGCAGGCGAGTTCTCGATGACGGTCTGCAAGGATCGTGGCCGAGAGCGCGAAGAGCAGATCGAGAGCGAGAAGTGGGACAACTTCGCCAGCGACTTCCTCGTTGGCGTGGCCGGGTGGACCCCGGTCAGGAAGGAGCAGGACGCATGAATGAGGAACCGATGGAACCCGTGAATGAGGAGGCGGGGAACCCGATCTCCGAGGAGCAGGCCAGGGCCGAGGACATCTTCCGCTCGCTGCTGCTGGGCCAGGGGTGTGCCCGCATCGACAGCATCCTCGCGGCCAGCGCCGACGCCCTCGGACTCGACGACGCACCGAAGAACCTCGGCTTCGTCAGCCTCCGCATGTTCGGCATGTCGGCGGCGTGCGACACCGGGGAGGAGGAAGTCGATGCGCTCATCGACCAGGAGCACCCGTGGAGCGTGGTGTTCTGCGCTGATGCGGCGCAGTTGACCGGCATGATCGACGCGTTGACCGAGGCCCGGGACTACGTGGCCGACGTGAATGGCATCCGGGGTGCCGAGACGCCAGAGGATCTGGTGGGCGAATGATCTGGGTGTCGCCGACCGAGCCTGCCCCCCTGCGGCAACTCGGCGACCGTGTCTCCATGTACCCGGAAGGCTTCGGCGTCGACGTGCTCGTCGCCGGGGCCGGGGACATGGTGGGTGTGCAGCGGAAGACGATCGCGGACCTGTGTGCGAGCGTCGCGGATGGGCGGTTGGCCGAGCAGATCGTGAAGATGGGCAGGCTGGACATGGCTGTAGTCCTACTAGAGGGCAAGCCGTGGTTCGTGAATGGGGTGCTGGTGCAGGACGGCTGGGGGAGGGAGATCAGCGAGGAGGCGTGGCGTCGCATGATGTGGACGATCCGGGCAGCCGGGGTGCACATCGAGGAGGTCGATGACCTGCAGGCCACGTGTGCGTACGTCAAGCAGTTGGACAGGTGGTGTGCCAGCGAGTCGCACTCGACGCTGGGCGTGAAGGGGAAGCGGGTTCAGGGGGCGTGGGGGGAAAGGGGTGTGAAGCACTACCAGATGCAGATGATGTGCGGGCTCCCGGGCATGGGCGAGGAGCTGGCCGGGCGGGTGATCGAGCAGGTGGGTTTCCCGTTCGAGCTGGTCGTGGACCTGAATGAGGTGAAGGGTGTCGGCAAGAAGAAGGTCGCGGCGATCGAAGCGATCGTCGGGAAGGCGAACGTGAGGAGTGGAGCGTGACTGAATGGAACCCGGTAGCAGACGGGGTGTCGACGGATCTGGTCAACGCGATCGCGAACCTGCGGGAGGCGGTCAGTGAGGCCGAGGACGCGCTGGAGAACGGGGAGCTGGACGAGCGGTACCGCCAGTACGTGGTGGCGACCCGGGCGGCGTTGGACGAGTACGACGCAGCGGGGGAGCAGGAGACGTGAGGGTCCCGGTGTGGGTGTGGGCGATCGTGGCCGTGTGCCTGTTCCTCCTGTGGTTGGGGGTCCCGTCATCGGGGCAGCCGTACCACGAGCCCGGGCAGTCCGACCGTTCGGTCATCTGGCAGGGGTAGCGTCGGGCATGGCGATGAAACGACTGTCCCCGTTCGAGAAGCTGTGGCATGGGTTGTTCGGCTGGCGGTTGTACAACACGCCGTCAGCCGAGACGATCACCGTCGAGAAGGCGTACGAGACGGTGCGCCGGACGGAGCCGGTCGTGTGGCCCGCGAGCATGGCGGGGATGAGCTTGAAGGGGAAGCGCACATGGAAGTGCACGTCGGGGGGTGTGATCCCGGGAACCCCGGCGCAGAACGGCGGGGTGATGTGGCGGGCGTTGACGTGGGGCTGGCATGAATGGGGCGAGCAGGAGTTGGCGAAGATCCCGAAGCCCGCGACGGGGGACTACTGGGTGACGGGCGCGCCGACCGGGCAGTACGACCGGCGGTGCATCGTGTGTGCGCCGGATGGCAGCGTGCACGAGATCATCTACTTCGAGCCCGAGTTCCCGGTCACCACGCTGGGCAACCAGGCGTTGGGTTGGGGCAAGTGGGTGGACGGGGAGCTGGTCGACGGCAAGCCGTCCACAGCCAGTGGATTACCTGTGCACAAGTACCTCTGGACGGAGGCGAGTGGAGGCGCACCGCACACCATGGCGCTGGTGCTGCCGGACTACAGGTTCGGGGACGGCACGCTGTTCGGGGACGGGATGCCGGTGTGCGGGGAGCTGCTGGCGCTGCGCCCGGAGTCCGACTCGCACAAGCGGATGCGGGCCGCGGGTGGACTGGCGGCCATCATCGCCGACACACTGGTCCTGCGGGGCTGCCGGGTGATCGACCGCTCGGGCTACACCGATGAGGCGGGCACGATCCCGAACGTCGCGTCGCTGCACTTCCAAGCGGGCGCGCAGTTGCAGGGCACGAATGTGTTGTCGCTCAACATCTCGCTGAGCGATCTGGAACGGGGGTTCCTGGCATGAGCAATGGGCAGGGTGGAGACAGGCAGAGGATCGTGTTCCACGGCGGGCTACTCGATGGCATCGAGGGCCCGGCCGGGAGGATCGTCACCGACATGTTCGATTATGTGGAACGGCACGGAACTGTGGTCCGCGTCCATCGCTACAAGATCGACCCGCACCGGGGGGACGATGGGCTGCTGAACGCCCACTTCCTCGCGACGTTCGGGGGGGCCGAGTTCGAGGCCGACCGCATGGAACAGGTGGAGTGAATGGGGAAGGTGAATGAGCTGGGACTTGCCATCCGCCGGGTCGAGCGGGCGTTCGGGAAGTGTGAGCTGGAGGTTCTACGCGGCCGTCGCCCCGAAAGGCAACGACGACTGCCCAAACGACTCCGACAAACCGGCGGCCAGATCGCACTCGACATCCTCCGAGAGCAGGGTGTGGCGGAATGAGCGCTTCACCCAGACGGTGAGGATGTTGTTGCGGGTGCGGACCCGGCCGCACCACACCTGATCGAGCAGGGCCGACAGGACACCGGGCTGTAGCTCGCCCTCGTAGGCGATGCTGACGGTGCGCCGGGTCAGCCGGTCGGAGCCGGGAACGTGCGGGAGACGGGCACGCAGCGCGGCCAGAACGGCAATCTGACCGGACGGGATCATGCGGGGGGCGGGTAGGTGCCGTCGGGAGGGAAGGGCAGGCACCCGTTCGCCTCCCCCTCCAGATTGAGGAGGGTGCCCCCGGTCTGCTGGTACCGGAACATCAGGTCCAGGTTGTCGCCGATCACCTGTGCGACGAACTCGCGGTTCTCGGGGGTGTCCGAAGCGACGAGCGCCTCGAATCCCTGCACGAAACCGTGCGGCATCCGGGTCCAACGTGTCGTGTTCAAGGCCATGAATCAGATGGTAGCTGAATCAGCGGACCGCTGAATCAGATGTTGGGGAGGGCCCCACCGACAACACCCGAGACGGTGGCCGCGAGCTGGTCGATCGCCGCACTCACGGTTGCCGGGTCCCCGCCCACCCACATGCCGGTCGAGCCGATGGCCGTGAATGCCACTTGCGAACCCCGTGCCAGGTTCGAGGAGAACGCGGTGCCCGTGTAGTTGGCGTGCGTCAGGGAGGTGACGGGGCCGTCGAGCCCGGTGCGCGCCGTCGCATCCGCCACGTACGAGAAGAGGAACGACGAGGCCGCCGCACCCGCGGAACAGCGGACGAGGTCGTCGTCCCACACGACACCCGATTCGGAGGAGGCGAGAACGATGAACTGGCCCGAATCATCGGAGACAAGTTCGTGCCCACCGAGTGGACGTGGCGGGTCGGACATCGTGCCACCCGCACCGAACAAGTTCGCCGACTTCCCGCCCGCGATCACGCCGGACGTGACACCGGGGGTCAACGCCGGGTCGTAGTACAGGAACGGGGCGGTCGTCGATGCCAGCCCGGACGCGTCACGCAGAGTGATGAGGACGGGGCGGGCGGTGGTCACCGTCATGATGGGGGCGGTCGAGGTCGACTCGACATTCAGCCCGGTGGAGATCGTGAACCGGTCCGCCGTCAGCGTGAATCCGGTCGGGAGGGTCACGTAGAGCGTGTCGGTGATCGACTGGCCGTAGGAGATCCCGTTGCCGAGGAGCGTGATGTCCGTCAGGTCGTATGCACCAGCGGGGAGCGTCTCGTCCTGCTCGAAGAGGATGCTGCGGGGCCCGCCGTACCGGTTGATGGCGATCGCGGTCATCAGGTCCGGCCACGAGTTGTAGCGGGTGCCACCCTGAATGCCCGAGGAGTTGTAGATGAACGAGGTGGACGGGGAGCCGACGAGCAGGGATTCGACCGCCCCCTGGAACGTGGAGACACCGAGGTTCGGGTCCGTGTCCGAGTACACCTCGCCGCCACCACCACCACCGGAGCCGCCGAGCACCCAGCCCCCACCCATCGACACGATCGTCACCACGTCACCCGGGAGGATGTCGTAGGTGAGCGCCCCATTCACGGTCTCCAGCAGGTACGCGTCGAGCGTGACGGTACCGGTTGTGCCCGTGTTCACGATCGTGATGTCGACCGCCCGTTCGGTGGAGACCGGGGGGAGGGACACAATGACGGGGGACGTGGCGTCAGGGTCGACGGAGACGACCTGCGACCGGAAGGTCAGGGTCAGGTCGACGGTCGTCGTGAGGAGCGGGAGCCCATTCGGGTGAACCCGGATGTGGGGCATGAATCAGCCGGTACGCAGCACCGAGAGGACCGCGGCGTCCGTGCCGGCCGTCGCGTACAGGTTGTCGGCCATGAGGTCGATCTCGATGGACGCACCCGTGGCGAGCGGGAACCCGTTCGCGGTGGTGACATCGGCACCGCCGATGTAGCAAGTGATCGCACCCGCGTTCGCGACATGCACCGTCTGAGGGAGGCCCTGCACGCCCGCGTACCCGGGGGCGGCGAAGGCTGCGTTCTCCGCGGCCGTCGGGCACAGCGGGTAGATCGTGTTCGCCGTGGTGAGAGTGACCGCGTAGGACTTCATGGGGGCATCCTATGGGATGGAGGGGATGGTGGGGATGGACGGGATCGAGGGGAGGCCCGTGCCGGTGGGCCCGGGGGGAGCCGCCTGGAAGTAGGAGACCTGATCGAGGGCCGTCTGAATGGTGGCCCGCCACGTGAGATCCTGGTAGGTGGCGTTCGGGTGGATGTTGTCGGGGGTGGTGCCCGAGGCCGCGGTCTTCGGTGGGACCGTCGAGTAGGAGGTGGTGTCCGTCTGCACGGACTCGTTCGAGCCGCCCGAGGTGACGGCATCGACCGCGGTGTCGACCACGATGCAGGTGCGGCCCGAGGCCGTGATGAGCGCGGCGGCGTCGTCGATGGCCGTGTGGAAGAGGGCATGGGTCTGCCCGGACTGCCGGGTGAATGCGGAGCCATTCACGTAGTCGAAGGCCCACGCCCACTCCTTCACGAGGATGACGTAGGGGGCCGGATCGTGCACGGTGGCGAGTTCGTACAGGTTGTCGCGGAAGCGAGCCGCCGTGTTCACGGCACCGTTGATGCCCTTCTCGTCATTCGCCCCGAGGCAGATGATGAGCACGTCGGAGGAGATGCCGGAGTCGAGCTTGTTCGCCACGATCTGCGGCTTGTGCGCGCCGACGACATGGTTGTAGGAGTCCCAGCCACCCTGGGAGAGGTTGCGGACCCGGACCGAGCGGGTGCGATCGGCCGCGTAGTTGGTGTACGAGCCGTCGTACCACGTCGATGCGGCGACGCCTGCGCCGGTCACGTCCTGGAGCCGGATGCCGCCGGTCGCACCACCCTGAAAGTCGAGGTCGGCACCGACAGCGTCCGCCTGATTGCCGAACAGGAGGTCGATGTACCGCTGATTCAGCGGGTCGGCCACGGTCTCGCCGAGCATGTTGCCGCCGAAACAGCCACCGTGAGTGATCGAATCACCCATCACCGTGACGCGGATCGGGGCTCCGGCCGCACCCTCGGTGTTGTTCTCGACGATCGGACGGATGATGTACGCGTACCAGCCGAACGAGCGGGTGGCACCGGCTGGGTTGCTGACCGTGATCGTAGGGACGGTCGCCTTCGTCTGGTTCGCGCCGATGTCCGCGGTCCAGATCGACATGGCGGGGGTGCCGGTGGCGTCGCCGAGCTGCGACGCGACCATCGTGATGTTCGAGAGCGTCATGTTGCCCGCGGTGATCGTGCCGAGGGTGTCGAACGCCGACCCGCACATCACGACGACGAGCGTGTCGCCGACCTTCGCCGCATTCAGGGACGTGGGCGTGAGGTTCGGCATCGTCCAGACGACACTGGATGCCTGGGTCTGGGCGGTCGAGGCGGCCTGATTGGAGCGCCAGCCGCGGGTCCATGCGGCGATCGTGCCCCCGGCGATCGTGAGGGACAACGCGTTGCGGCCCGTGGCAGTGGCGGACGCGGTCGTGATCGACTGGGAGGTGGACGGCTGGTCGGCCGGGACGAGCAGGTTCGAGATGTACGAGAAGGTGTCACGCTCGTAGAGGCCGAGGCCGACGTTGACGCCGGACATGAGCCCGAGCGAGTTGCTGACCCACCCGGTGGGCGGGGTCTGGGCGGAGATGTCGGTCGTGCCGTTGGACCCGACAGCGAGCAGGGTGGTGGTCGCGTAGTCGAGGGCGGCCGGAGTCGGGACGGTGTGGGAGGTGGCGGTGCCGACCGAGCCGAGCGCCGTACTGACGGAGACAGCCATTCAGGCTCAGCCCTTGGTGGAGGTGTTGGCAGTCGCGAGAGCGGTGGGGGCGATGGCGAACACTGCGGCGACGATGTTGGCCCACGTGGGCAGGTCGTCCGCGGAGACGATGCCTGCGACGACGAGACCGGCCAGGACGGCGAGGGCGAGCCGGTAGAAGTAGGCGCGCTGGGCTTCCGAGGGGGCGGAGGGCAGGGTCATGCCCGGGATTGTACGCCATCCGGGGGGTGGGATTCATGATTGGCGAGTTCGGTGCGGACGGTGGACTGCTCAGTGACGACCGCGGAGATGGATTCCTCGATGCCTTCGACGCGCTCGTGGAGTTTCGGCGAGTCGCCGTTCGGCCCGAGGTGGTACTTCGTGTAGGTCCGGTGTTCGAGGAAGTCGGACTTCAGGTCATTCACGTCTTCGCGGAGGGTGCGGGTCCCGGCTTCGATTCCGTTGGCGAGCCAGCGTGACCCGAACCCGGTGAGCTTCTCCAGCAGGGTGAGGAAACCGATGAGGGCACCGCACACGATTCCGAATGCTGCAGCGATCTCCAGTGGGCTCACGGGACGGCAGTGTAGATGGCATGGATGCCATTCACGGACCAGTCGTTGAGTAGCGAATCAGGTCTCAGGAGGGGAACGGCGTGAGTTCCATGTCGGCGACGAGAGCGGCGCGATGGTCCTGGTGGGGGGTGAGATCCCGGAGGATCAGGAGGGGTTGGAACAGGATGCGCGGGTCCACGTCGAGGTGCTGGGAGAGCTGGCGGAGGTGGTCCGGGGGAAGTTGCTTCTCGCCCTTCAGGTAGAAGCCGAGGGTCCGTGTCGGGATGTGCGTCTCGAAGGACACGGTCTGCACGGAGGTGCGGCGTTTCACCATGACGATGCCGAGATTGGTGTGGCAGTAGAACGGCTTCGCCATAGGGGTGAATCGTATCAGATTCGGGTATCCCGTGAATCAGATGTGAGCTGGTGGCTCACTCAGACAGTGATGAACTGGGTCGGCGACATGAGGGGCTGGGTGCCGCGCACCCGGTTGGCGCGCTCCACGTTCATGCGGGCGGCCGAGGTCAGGGGATTACCGGCTGGGGTCGGCAGGCCCCCGCCCTCGACCGCTGCCACGGTAGCGTCGATCTCCGCCTGCTGGGCCTTGTTCGCCTGCGAGGACATCGCCACGAGCCGCTGAGCGAGCGCAGGATCGAAGCGGGCGAGCTGCTCGCCCTTCCCCTTCTTCGCCTCTCCTGTGGCCTTACGGAAGGCGTCGAACCGGCGGATCTCCTCCTTGCCGAGCACCTCGTTCACGTCCACGTCCCGGTAGATGATCGGGAGGCGGAAGCCGGAGAGGAGCATGCGCTGCGCGGCCGCCGGGTTCGAGGATTCGAGGGCCCGGAACTCCTCGTCGACACCCGCCCACCGGGCGAGCGCCCGGGACTGCGGGATGATGGAACCAGCGAGGTTGATGATTGGGTTGCCGGAGTCCAGCTCGGAGCCCGAGGGGGACGACGGGTCGTAGATGAAGTTCGGTGCGTACTCCGGGCCGCCCGACATGGGGTCGACGCCCACGCCCTTGAAGATCTGCTGAATGATCGGGTTCGAGGAGGCGACCATCCCGCCCATCGTCATGATGTTGCCCACGTCGCGGAACGGGTTGAACGCGTCCACGTTCATGCCGAGGAACCGGTCCGAGGTCTCCGGGTTCTGCACCCCGAGGAGGCGGCGGAAGATCTGCGGGTACTCGGACTGCCAATCAGCGATCTCGGCACGGGTGAAGTTGTTGATGATCGCGACGCGGGCCGGGTGGTCGAACGGCAGCTTGAAGGCGAGCCGCATGATGTGCGAGGTCCACGCGTAGAACGGGAACACGGCCCGGAGGATGCCGCGCTCCACGGGGAGCATCTGCGTCCAGTCCATGAAGATGGTCTGCGTCTGGCGGAGGGCCTGCTCGGCGGCGTTGTTGACGGCGTCGGCCTGCCGCATCCCGTCGTCCAGGTTGAGCGCGAGCTGCTTCTCGTAGAAGGCGTCGAAGTTCGAGGCCCGGAACATGTCGTCCCAGAACCCATTCAGGTTGAGGGAGAAGTCCTTGGTCTGCGTGAATCGGTCGGCGATGCCCTGCGTGACCTTGTGCTGCTGGATCTCGTTCCAGATCCGCGACACCGTGCGGGTGCGAGACAGGGTGTTCTCCAGCTTGCCGCCCTCACTGGCGAGGCTGATGACCTTGTTCTCCAGCGACCCGCTGATCCCCTCGAACTGGATGGCCCGCTGGCCCTCCGTCGGGATGATGGGCTTGGCGACCGACTCCTTGCGGGACAGCATGCGACCCCAGCCGCCACGCCGCACCCATTCATCACGCATGTGGAGGAAGGCCCGCGGGTTCGTGACCGAGGTCATGAGGGCACCCGAGAGGATGTTGTTGAAGTGCCAGGCGGGGGAGAACAGGAGGACCGAGGTGCGGAAGGTCTTGGAGACGGGGTCGAAGAGGCGCTGGAAGTAGGAGGACTCGTCGGCGGCCATCTTGCGGAGGAGTGAATCCATCTCCCGGGGGAGGAACGTCATCTGGGTGAGGTCGCGGGTCGGGGAGGACAGGCCGCGCTGCGTCGGGAAGATCTGGGAGGGGTCGTACACCACGAACCCGCGGTCCTTCGCGAGGTTGATGTAGTCATTCACGTAGCGGTCCCACTCGGGCGTGCCCGCCTGAATGCGGAGCCGCTGAGCCCCTTCGACGCCTTGGGCTTCGAGCTTGTAGAGGAGGTCGTCGCCACGGATGCCGTAGGAGGACTTGATCTGCTCCGCCATGTACGGCTCGGCGAACCGCGAGCGCCAGTCCTCGAACGCCGTGTAGGCCACGGAGATCCCCATGTCGGGGTGCTGCGGGGCGGCATCGAACGTTCGCGCCTTCGCGTAGTCGGGGGACGAGTAGGAGGCGTTGACGTTGGTCGAGTCGACCTTCGGGGCTTTCTCGTAGGCGACACCCGGGACGTAGACCGGCTGGTAGTCGTCACCGCGCAGGGAGTTGAGGGTGGTGCGGACCTCGGCGTCGATGCGGGAGAGTTCCGCGTCATCGACGAACGTGCGGGCGTACTGGCGGAACGTGGCCTCGGAGAGGGGGGTGGCGAGCATGTCGACATCGGGGCGGCGGTACTGGAGCAGGCGGTACTGGTCCATGCCGATGGATTCACGGAACGTCTTCAGGGTGGCGGCACGCAGGGGGGAGCCCGGGGGGTGGGCTTCGAGGATCTCCTGGTAGGCGGCCCGCATCTCCTCGGGGAGCTTCTGCGCCGCCTCGTAGGATTCCTTCACGCCCTCCTGGAAGAGGCGCTTGCCGGTCTCGGTGAATCGGGCGGGGATGGTGGAGTCCCCCGCCTTGACCCGGGCGAGCGCCGCGTTGCGGAGTTCGGTGAGCGGGCGGGCGTACGTGTAGAACTCCTTGGGCTTCAGGAGCCCTTGGGAGACACGGCGGTAGGTGGTGGCCTTGCGGGTGGCGTTGAGGAGCTGGCGGGGGTCGCCGGTCCGGGCCGCCGTGAATGCGGCAGCGCGGTCGTCGAGGAGCTGGCCGTACTCGGAGATCAGGCCAGCGGATTCACGGCCGAAGGTCTCGGTCAGGTGGGCGAACCGCTCGACGGGCTCGGGGAACATCTGCTCGGCCTGGCGGATCACGGCGACCGGATCGGTGATTCCCGTGCGCTTGGCGAGACGCTGGGCGAACCGCTCCGGGTTCAACTCGGTGAGCTTACCGGCGGTCTGGGTGAGGCGCTCGTCCCCACGGCGGAGCTTGTTGGCCTCGCCACGCAGGTACACCTCCCCGTCGTAGCGCTCGACGAGCGGGTTGCGCCCCATCGGCCCGAAGTCGCGGAACTGCTGCTCGGTGAGGGCGGGCAGGAGCGTGTCGACGTACTCCCGGGCGAACGGCTGGAGGGTGGAGTCGAGCCCACCGATGGCTTCGTCGGCGGAGCGGAACCCGAGAGCTGCCGGGTCGGCGATCGCCTGCCGGATGGTTTCCGAAGCAGCAGCGGCGGCCTCCTCCTCCGGGAACACCTCCCGGATGTCCTCGTACCACTTGCGGCCGAGCTGATGCGCCTGGAGGTCTTTGAGGGTGGGGATGCCCGGCTGTGAATCACCGCCGATCAGGTTCGCCTCGGTGCGCTTGCGGAGGGAGCCGAGACCACGGGTGGACTCCGCGAACTGGAAGACCTTCTGCCCGGTGTCGGTCCGGCGGAACTCGTCGAGCGGGCCACGGAGGGCGCGCTCGCGGGTGATCGGGTCGATGCGATTCAGGGCGAGGTCGGGGAGGAAGCGGCGGCCCTCACCGAGAGCGATGGCGGTCTGGAGCCCCACCCGGTCCTTGCGGGGGAGGGCGGTGATGTCGTCCGTGGTCTTCAGGAACGTGCGTGCCGCCTCCGCCACGGGCACGCCACCGAGCCGCCCCTCGATGCCCGCACGCTGGAGTGCGGCACCCGCATTCAGCTTCCCGAGACCGGATGCGAACGGGAGCAGGTCGAGCACGGTGGAGACCGGGCGGATCGCGAGATCCTGGATGGGGAGACCGCCCGGCAGGAGGGCCGAGGCGGTGAATGCACCGGGGGCGAGGCGGACACCGGGGAGCTGGGCGATGTCGCCAGGAGAGGTGGCTTCGGTGAGCCGCTCCGGGAGTTCCGCGAGCGCACGCCCCTCATTCAGCAGCGCCATCGGGAGCTGCGGGATTCCCTTGACGAGGTCGGTGATGTCCCCGGTGAGGTTTGACCACACGGCGAGGGGGTCGTTCCGCTTCGGGACCGGGGTGACCGGCTTGCGCGTGTCGGCGGCCTGAATGGCCCGCTGCGTCTGCGATTCGGTGAGCGGGGTCTTGCCGACCTTCAGGCGTTCGAGGTCGATGCGCTGCATCGTCCCCGTGGCGGACGCGTCGAGAGGGACACCGTTCCACTTCTTCGTGAATGCGGAGACTGGGTCCCGGGTCTTCGGTTCCGCTTCCTCGATCGCTCCAGCCACCCGTGAATGCTACCGCCTGACGAGGTTCGGGGAACGCCCACAACGACGGCACCAGCGAAGGTACCCGTCCCGCTTCGTGCTCGTAGGTGTGGGCGCGCACCCGAGGAAGGCGCAGCGGAGCCGTCTCACATCGCCACGCCGGCAGCCGTCATCTTCTTGATCGCATCCGGGGACATCGACCCGGACGCCGCGGTCGCCTGTGCCATGCCCTGCCCGGAGAGGAGCTGCTGGAGCTGGCTGACCTGCTGCTGGTTGTCCATGTACAGGGAGCGGGGGATGTTGCCGAGCTGTTGGAGGGCCGCGACCTTGTACGGGGAGTCGCCGGGGATCTGCTCGTAGAACGGCGCGAGGGAGTTCGTCATCGTCTGCGACATCTGGGCGAGGACCGACGGGTCGATTCGCTGCGCGTCGATCTGGGCCTGCGGGCCCTGCTGGCCGATGAGCCCGGCGAGCGTCGTCATGGATTCCTCGACGAGCGGCTTCAGCTTCGCGTGCGCACCCTGGTCCTCGTAGATCTTCGCCATGAGGGAGAACTGGCCGATGACCTGATCGGCGAGCTGCGGGTCAAGGTTGTACTCGCGGACGAACTGGCGCATCTCGGCGGCCTTGCCCGGGATGTCGACCTCGTTCGCAGCAGCAGCCTTCTCCGACAGGAGGTACGAGCCACCGGACAGGAGGCCGCCGAGGAGCGCGCCAGGGGCCGCACCGGCACCACCCGTGGCGATACCGGCACCGATCGCACCTGCGCCCGCACCCGCGCCAGCAGCCTTCAGGAGGCCGCCCCACGAGAACCCGGGGTCGGTGGCTTCACCGCCGATGAGCAGGTCACCTGCGGCACCGAGGACCGGCTGGGCGACGAGCCCGGCCAGACCACCACCGATGCCGGACGCCATGGACGTGGGCACCATGCGCGAGAGGTACTGGGACAGCCCACCACCGTTCTGCATCCCGGCGAACAAGGAGCCGAGCTTGCCGGTGCGGCCACCCATGTTGACGACACCGGCAGGGAGGTTCGGGCCGAACATCGGGCCGGGTGCCTTCCCAGCGGCACCGGCCACGTCGTCCGCGAGGGACGCAGCACCCGCCGTAGCACCACCGGCACCGGGGGCGGTCCCACGCAGCGACATCTCCGCGGCGTCGAGTTCGAGGAAACGCTTCGCGGCCGGGGAGAGCTGGCCGAGCGCGCCGGCAGGCAGGCCACCTGCAGGCGCACCTGCAGCGATGGCCGCCTGATTCACGGGGGCACCGGCACCGGGGAGGAGCTGGCCGAGGGAGCCCGGACCGAGGGCCAGGGGGGCGGGAGCACCGGGGCCGAGCGCACCGATCGCGGAGCCCGGGACCGCCGGCACACCGCCACGCTGTGCGAGGGCGAGCTGCCCCCACCCGCCGGTCGAACCACCGGGTGGGAGCGCCTCCATGCCCATGTTCGCGAGGAACCCGGGGGCCGGGTTGCCGGCACCACGGAGGACCGAGTTCGCAGGGACATACGACTGGGCGATGATGTCAGCGAGCGAGAGGACGGCCATTCACGGAATCCTAGCCCCAGAGACCAGACCAGTTGGCGAGGGGATGATTGGCCGGGGCCGCCCGACGGGGCGGGGCCTGCGGGATGCCCGCCGCCTGCGTCGCGTACCACTGGGCTGCGTTCGCCGCGTCCCGCTGGCGCGTCAACTCGGCGTACCACTCGGCGGCCTGCTGTGCGGCGACCGACTGGTTGTAGGCGGCGAGCTGCTCGGCCCGGTACCGGGCGTCGAGCTGACGCTGCTCCTCGGCGGCACGGGCGCGAGCCTCGGCTTCCTGCTGCTGGAACTGGATCTGCTCACGGCCACGGTTCGAGTCCTGCACCTTGGCAATCAGGTCCAGGTCGGCGTTCGTCATGCCGTCCTTCGCCCGTTGCTTCTCGCGGCCGAGCTGGGCGAGCGCCGCGTCGTACTCCTTGCGGGATTGCTTGTCGGCGAGCCCGGCCTTCTCCATGAGGCGCGACAGCATCTTGTTCTCGCGCTCGTCCATGAGGTTGCGGCCCGACGAGAAGTACGTGCCGGACGCGGCCGAGGACGAGGCGATGTTCTCCAGGTTCTCGGTGTTGAGGTCGCGGCCTTCCCGGCGGGCGGTCTCCGTGTTGAGGCGATCGAGTTCGAGCTGCTGCAGGAGGAACTGGTCTTGCTTGGACAGGAGGGCCTCGTCGAACTTGAAGCCCGACTTGATGAGTTCGTTGTACCGGACGGCCATCTGGTCGCGGTCATTCAGCCCCTCGATGGAGGAGGCGTTCGCACCACGCATGTTGGCGAGGAGTTCCTGAGCCAGGCGTGAATCGACACCGGAGCCGAGCCCCGCGTAGTTCGCGGCGATCTGCTTCTGGTTCTTCTCGTCGAGCAGCGCAGCGAGGCGGGCCTGCGACTGGGCCCACGCACCCGCGTTCTGGGACTGGGCGTTCGCGAGGTAGCTGTCGTAGGCGTTCTGCCAATCACCCATCGTGACGCCCGGGGAGGACGGGCGGATCGCCGGCTGGACCCGGAGAGGGGGCGCGACGGGGCGCGGGGCGGGCATGCCCCGGTGAGGGCTGCCACCGCTGACCGGGTTACGGCCGTCGGTGTTGTTGCCACCGACGTTCATGCCGCCGATGTGGTCGCCGAGGCTGTCCCACGTGTCGGAGACCCAACCCGTGAATCCCCCGCCACCAGGCTTCGTGCTTGCCATTTACCTCACCACCCGAAGAAGTCGTCGATGTAATTGCCGGCGTAGAACGAATCGACACCGATCGAATCGTTCTCGTCGGTGAGCCGTGCGAACTGCGCCTTGAACAGGTCGAGGCGACCCTCGAACTCGGACTTCGCGACCTGCCAGGCGTCGTCGCCGTCCTTCAGGCGGGCCCGGAACTCGGCGTAGTCGTAGACGAGGTGCTCCCAGCCGTTCGGCACGTCGAGGAGGTCGGCCCCTGCGACCGCGTCGACAGGGATGCGGTAGTAGTGAATGCGGAGCACACCCGCGGTCTGGGGCTTCGGGAACACGATCACGTTGAAGGTGCTGGTGCCCGGGTAGCCCCACGTCGAGTACATCTCGGGGGTGCCGGTCTGGGTCTGCTGCCCGGAGCCGCGCACGTTGTCGAGGTTGTTGATCTGGGTGTAGCGGAGCGGGTAGATGGCCGAGGTGGAGGTGACGGCACCCGAGGACCACTCGGCCCGGTGGATGCGATTCACGTTGGCGGGCACGGCGATCCGGTAGACGCCGATGAGGACGTTCACGTCGGTGGTGGTGGCGAGGCACTCGGTGCGGATCGCGATCTCGCGGACACCCTCATTCAGGTACCGGGTCAGCTCGGCGTCCGTCCATGCGGCGGCCGTGGGCTCGGACAGCCGCTCCCGAAGTGCAGCGAGAGCGATCGTCAGGGTCGGCATGGGGGAATCATAGGACCTGGAGCAGATCCTTGGTGTACCTCGCGCCTGCCGGAATCACTTCGTCGATCGTCACCTGGATCGGGGAGAACTCCTGAATGCTGAACCCCGCGGCGGCACCGGACGGGTTCCGAGTTCCGAGGCGCAGTTCGATCGACCAGTCCCCCGCTGCGTGCGGTGGGATCTGGGTCGTCCAGTGGGGGAAAGCGAGGTGCTGAATGGCAGCGGGCAACCCGGTTGGGAAGTTCAGGTACATGTACCCGGCGAGGAACTGGCCGTCGTCGAGCAGGTAGGGGGCGTTCGTGGTGGGGAGCGGGTATTCGGCGAGGTCGATCTGGTCTCTCTTCAGCACCCAGATCGCTGCCACGACACAGTTCGTGGCTCCCGCGTAGCCGCCCATGTCGAGCCCGATCTGGATCTCGGTCCAGCTCAACGTCTTGGTGTACGGGAAGCGGAGGAGGGCGGCGGACGGGGAGCCATTGGACGCAAGGGTCGAGCAGTACGAGTAGGTGGTCGCGGTCGCCTCGGCGTAGAGGTCGGTCCACACGCCACCGACCGCGACGTACGTGTTGGGGAACCCGTTGATGAATGCGGTGGAGAGGGAGTTGGGGGTGAGCCCGGCGACCGGGGGGCGGATCAGGTAGTTGGCCCGACGCCCGATGAACGGCAGGCGCTCACCCCAGTCGCGGGTGGCGAGCAGGTTCCGTGAATGCTCGGCCGGGGTTTCCGGCAGAGGGTTCGGGAACTGGAGGGCGAGCTGCGAAGGAAGGGGCATGTCAGTACCGCCGGGTGGACCGCTGCGCGTCGTAGCCGAGGCTGACCCGGTGCACGGCGAGCGCGTCGCCACCGTCAGCGTCGGTCGACATGGTGAGTTCGGCCTCGGCCACGTCGAGGGCCATCTCGAACCGGATGACCTGGGGGGACGGCTGCGGGTTGATGGTCACGGTCTTCGTCCAGTTGGCGGGACCCGATTCAGGGGAGTCGCCGGACAGGGTGAGCGTGATGACGTTCGTGGTGACGGGGCAGTGCACGGTGACCGCGATCTCACGGAAGGAGAGCACGCGGTTGCGGGACTTCGCGAATGGCTGCGACTGCCACGACCATTCATCGTGGTAGCGGGACGGGTCGTACCGGCGGATCAGGTCGAACGCGGTGCCGTCGATCGGCATGACCGGCTGGCAGGCGAGGATGTCGCCGTTGTACGCGAGGGCGTAGTGAATGGGGCGGAAGCCGGTGCCGGACGGGGAGTCGGTGGCACCGAACCGGAACCAGGACTTGAATCGGAGGTCGCAGATCCAGCCGTTCGGGAAGAACAGGTACGGGTACGAGCAGACGGGGCGGCCCTTCGGTGCCGCGTAGGCGTGGTAGCCCCAGATCTCGTCGGACCACCAGAAGTCGAACGAGAGCTGCGGGGAGAGGAGTTCGGCGGTGTCACCACCGGCCCACAGCCAGACGCCGTTGCGGGTGCCCCAGACGAGGCCCACGGGGGTGTGCGTGAGGTGGGTGGCGCGGCCGTAGGCGGACGGCAGCATGGGGTGGCGGGTGATCTGCGCACCACCGGTCGCCAGTTCGCCACGCACGCGGACACAGCCGCCGTTCTGGCCGATGATGAACAGGTCGTCGGAGGACAGGGAGGCCATGCCGGCGATCCCGGCGATGGGCTCGGTGATGTCGATGTACCCGTTCCACTTGCCGGGGGTGTGCGCGGCACCGGGGTCGGAGAAGCGGATCGACGACGGGCCCTCGAACCCGGACCGGCCGAGCGCGTCGGTGACACCCTGGTTGTGGGTCAGGCCACCATTCATGACGCCGAAGTCGCCGACACCCGTCGCGATGATTCCGCGACCCTGGTGCCCGGCCACGTAGTACGGCTGGGAGCGCACCGCGATCGCCTTGTGGGCGGCGGTCGTCGCCGGGAACGTGGCCCACGACTTGATCTTCGACGTGGGGAGACCACCGCCGATCGGGGTGTTCCACGTGCCGGTGCCGGTGCCGTCGTTCGTGACGACCCACCAGCCACCCGAGGGGGCGTCCGACCCGGAGAACCCGCCCCACGACCACAGGGCGTGAGAGGTCTGGTACGGGGGGACAGGGAAGACCACCGAGCGCAGCGCCACGCAGGCGAGCACCCCGTAGGCGGGGGCGTTGCCGTAGCCGTGGGCCTGGTAGACGCGGGACAGGTTGCCGGGCCCGTAGTAGCGCCACGAGTCCTGGAACACGTAGGTGTTGTAGGGGGCACCGGAGGCAATCGCGGCCGCCGTCGGCACCGTGTACGTCCGGGAGTACGGCTCACCCGCCGGGTAGTAGCCGGCGTCAACGGAGCCGGCACGGGTCAGTTGCTTGGTCTGCAGGGTCGCGACCCGGCGGTTCGGGACGGCGAGGGTGTAGTGCTGGAACAGGATGTACATCTCGTCGTCCGAGTTGAACTGGCCCTCGGTCGTCGGGTCAGCCTCGCTGAGCGACCGGTTGTAGTTGATGATCTGCGGAAGGCCCGCCACCTCGAAGTCGAGGACCGCGGCGTACGGGAGGTTCGGGTCCCGGTCACCGGACGCGACCGTCGCGATCGTCGGGTACGAGTAGGTGGTGATGAGGCGGGGTGCAGGGATGAGGCCACCCTGCGGCCCGGGGACACACATCTCCGCGGACTGGGCCGACCCATCACCACCCGGCGTGATTGGCGTTTCAGAGGTCCCGGTGATTCCCGCGGAGAAGTCCGCGATGTCGATCCATTCGAGAGCTTCAGGCTTCGAGACCATGGAGTGCCACCTTCAGGCGATCTTCGAGAGTGGCGATCTCTGCCCGGTGGCGGAGGATCTCCTCGTTGAGGTCGAGGGTAGCCCATTCACCCTCGTTGGTTCGGCCTTGGACCGTGGGTTCCGACGACCGCATGAATGCGTTGATGCGGGTCGAGTGGCGCTGGGCTTCGAGGGTGGCGAGCTGCGTGCGGAGGACTTCGAGCCGGTCGACGAACTCGACGGGGGTGGCGGGGGTGGCCGCGCTCACTTGGCGGGGTCGGGGATGCTCAGGTCCGAGGGGCGCAGCGGGGTGGCCGGGTTGCGCGGGGTGCCCGACTTGGCGCGGCCCGGGGTGACGGAGTCGTCGGTGGGCAGCTCGGACAGGGACGACAGGTCGTCGTTCTCGCCGGCCTTCGGGTCGTTCGGGGTGAGCGCCTCGGTGGTGGGGAGCTGCTCCGACATGTTCGCCTGGAGCAGTTCCATCTCCGCCTGGAGGGCGGCCATGCGCCCGCGCATGTCCTGTGGGGAGATGCCGACGGACAGGTTGTTCCAGCCCTCCTCACCGAACCCGGGCTCCACCGCCATGTGGATGCGGTCGCCTTCCATCGAGAAGACCTCGATGTGGGGGGCGACGTACCCGTCCAGTGAATGGACGCGGCCGAAGTTGTCGGCGGAGCGGTTCTTCTCGATGTCGAGCGCGATGCCCTTGTCGGCGAACGGATCTCCGAGCCACGACTTGACGACACGCCACGTCCAGAAGGCGGTGGCGTTGGCTTCGAGCACGTAGACGGTGGACGCACCGTACGTGGTCTGGGGGCGCATCAGGTACGTGTACCGGCGGTCCTCGTGATTGACGATCTTGACCGGGGTCTCATCGGTGAGCTGCATGGAGGTGAGGGTATCAGATTCGTGATTGCCCGGGAACGACAAGACCCCCGCCGGATCGGGGGATCAGCGGGGGTCGAGTCGAACCTGGAGGTTACCGGGTGTCAGATCAGATCTGACCGAACTTGACGAAGATGCCGGTGGTCGTCGCGTTGGTCGCCGGGGAGGTGACCGCCGGGAACACGCCTGCGGTGGTCGCCACGAGGGCGATGCCGTACTGGGTGTTCGCGGTGGAGGTGGCGAGAGCGGCACCGGCAGCGACACCGATGATGCCCTGGATGACACCCTGGCCGAGCGTCGCGACACCACGGACCCAGCCGTAGTCGGTCGCGACACGGACGACCTGTCCGATGGTGGCGTCATTCAGTGCGACACCGATGACCGATGCACCCGAGAGGGTGCCGGAGGCGGGGGCGCGAGCGACGGTCACCTCGGCGGTGGTCGTGGGGGCCACGAGGATGACGGCCTCACCACGGACGACCGCGGTCGAGGCGACGAACGTCGACACGGACTGCGAGCCCCCGGTGAGGGTGCCGTCGGTGTAGACGGCGGCGGTGGCACCTCGGGCCTTGCCCGATGCGCCCTGGATGAGGGGGTTGACTTCAGTCATGTGAATGGACCTCCGGGATCAGGTGGGAGCGGTGAAGGACTGGGCGAGCTGCAGAGCCGGGTTCGTCACGAGGAGCTGCCCGGTGAAGAGGAGCTTCGCGCCGATCGCGGCCTGGTTGAACGCCTGCTGGAACGGCTCCATGCGGAAGTCCGACAGGGGGGTGACGGCCAGCTTGATGAAGTCCTCGTTGAGGAAGTAGAGCTGACCACCGGTCTCGGCCGCGACGTTCGGGATCTTCGGGTCGACGAGGAACGGAGTCCCGTTGAACACGAAGTTGTTGAACCCGGCGGAGGCCATCTGAGCGTCCTTCTCGGACACGCTGTAGAACTGCTGCGTGCCCTGGAGGATGCCCCAGATGCGGTTGTAGATCGCCTGCGTGGTGAGGCAGAGGGTGGGGAAGCGACCACCGGAGGTGACCGAGGTCTGCAGTCCATTCAGGACGGGCAGGGTCAGAGCGGCGTGGTTCGCGAGAGCCGAGGGCCGCTTCGCCTGCCACCACGTGTTGGCCGAACGGTCGATGCCCGCGTAGGTGCCGGAGGTGGCGACCGCGAGGCCGAGCCCGTCCAGTTCCTTCGCGTCGGTGCCCGCCGAGTAGAGGCCGGTGCCGAGCAGGTCACGCATGTGCATGGACGCCTGCTCCACCTGGACCTGCACGCCGTTGGCGATCGAGTCCGCGGAGTTGAGCTTGACCATCGTCAGGTTCGAGAACGCGACGGGGACGTACTTCTCCTTCCAGTCCCACGCCGCGGTACGCAGCGTGTTCTGGGGGGACATGTCGAGCACGTCCAGATCGGAGAACGAGCCACCCGCGGTGAACTGCGAGGCCATGACCGGCTGCTCGATGGTGGGGCCACCATCGACGAATCGCCGGTTCGAGTTGTACAGCCGGAAGAACGTGGGGTTGCCGCCGTACGCCATGTCGATGATGTCACCCATGAGGTGACGATTCACGATCGACGTGATGTGGTCGGCTCCGATCGGGGTTGCCATGAGGGGGACTCCTCGGGAGGGGAAGTGGCGCTGCGGATCAGGCCGTTGCCGAGGAGGGTATCAGGGAATCACGAATGGGTGGACCATTCACGGGAATGGGGCCCGCGGGGGGTCAGCGCCCCCGGATGATGAAGATCAGGAGGGCGACGATGACGAGGATGACGATGACGGTGACGGGGTCCATGTGGGGCGGGTACCCCGAATGGACCCCGCCCAATCACACGCCCGTTGCGACGAACCAGCGAATCCAGTCGATGCCGGACGCGCCATTCAGGTTCGGCTCCACCATGTTGGCACCCGGGCAGGCGGTCGCCTTCGTGGCACGGTGGCCCTGGATGACGAGGTCCGCCAGGTCGGGGACGAGGCGGCCGCCGAGGCGCAGCAGGTTGATCGTCCGGGCCACGTTGACGAGCTGGGCCAGGGTCGGCTGCTGGTTGTCGTAGTTGCCGATCAGGGAGATCCCGTACGAGACGGAGTTGCGGCCCGCGGTGTGCGCGCCCTTCATCTCGCCGGCCCCGACGAGGATGACGCCGGACGGGTGCGCGGTGTACGAGTACCCGGGGTCGAGGTCACGCTGATTCAGCACGTTCTCGACGACCCGCATGTCGCCGCACGGGTCGCCGGTTGCGGCGGTGACGGTGTGGTGGATGTTGACCTCTGCGACCGGCCGGGGCATCGGGGTGCGGCCGGGTGAATGCCGGGCACCCCAGTCCTCCCGGGGGACGAGGATGTAGCCGTTGTCGAGCTGGGTGATCGTCATGTCAGTTCTGTCCCATCAGGCGGTTGATGTCGTCGACCATGGCCCGGCGCTTCTCGGACACCGGGAGGTTCTGCGGGTCGGGGGTCGTGCGGGGGGTGGAGCCACCGGACGGGGAGAGCGCGGAAGCGCGTTCCTTGCGGCCGGCGGTCTGGGCGGACTGGGCCATGCGGCGCACCTCACGCTCGACCATCTTCGGGTCCGAGTTGTAGGCGACTTCGAGGGCCCGGGTGAATCCGGCTTCGAGGCCGAGTGATTCGACGAGGGAGGGCACGATGCCGAGGTTCCCGGCGGCGGTGACGAGTTCCGCGTAGTCGGCTTCGGTGAGCGACTTGGCCTTCAGGAAGTCCTCGCGGACCTTCGTCTCGGTCTCGGCGATGGTGGTCTGGGTGGCCTCGTACGCCTGCTGCCCGGTGATCGACTCGACCTGTTCGAGGCGGGGGTCGACCTCGGCCTTCAGGGCGGCGAGAGCCTCCTGCTGGCGCTGGAGGACGGCGGCGACCTCGGGGTACGTGTCGATGAGTTCCTGCGGGATGGCGAACTCGTCGGGTGCCGGGGCGGGTGCCGGCGGGGTCGCCGGGGCAGGGGCGGGGGGAGGAGTGGGGTTCGCAGCGGCGAATGCGAGGGCCGCCTGCTCCTCGGTGAGCCCGGACGCCCATTCGAGGAGGTTGGCGACGGCCTGCTCCTGGTCCTTCGGGATGCGCATCCCGCCGATCTCCAGGTACTCGGTGGCACCGTCGGGGGCGGCGGCCGGCGGCGGGTCACCTGCCGGCGGGTCGGCCGGGGGGGCGTACGGGTCGGGGGTGTCTGCGCCGGTCAGCTCGGCCAGGTCGGCGGCCATGGCCTCGACGCGGGTGAGTTCCGGTTCGGCCGGTGGGGTGATGGTGTTCGGGTCGACCTCTCCGCCCGGGTTCTCCGGTGCGGGGTCGGGGGTGTTCGCAAGCTGTCCCATTCAGTCCTCCGTAGGGTTGGGGAGAACCGTATCAGATTCAGCGGCGGTGATTCACTGCAACATCCGGCGCAGCTCGTCCGCTGCCGGGCTCGGCGGGAGAGGTGCCGAACCCGGCATCGGGCCGCCGCCGGGCATCGCGAGGGGTGGCCCTGCTGGAGCCGCACCCATGCCCGCCATGTCCGGGAGAGACATGGCGTTGCCGGGGACTGGTGGAGCCGCAGGGGCCTGCCCCCCGGCGGGGGCAGACGCCTGCTGGATCAGCGCGTTCTGGAGCTGAAACAGGAACTCCGGGTTCGCGTCCGGCAACAGCATCATGGACGCAACGTCCTGAATGAGGAGCTGCAGTCCTTCCTGATACGTGTTCGTCGACCGGACAGCCATGAGTCAGCCTGCGATCAGGACTGCTCGTACGGGGCGGGGTTGGAGCCGGTGACCTTCTCGTCACGGCCGAACGCCTTGATGCCGGTGTGGCCGGTCTTGACGATCGGGGCACCCGACTTGGACTTCGTGTTCAGTGGCTCGGCCATCAGGACATCTCCTCGTTCTCGTTGTCGCTGTAGTTCCCGTACTCGCCGGGCTGGAGGTAGTTCTCGGATGCCTGACCGACACCCGATTCACAGCCGACGGAATGCCCGGTCTGCGGGGTGCCGATCGGGAGCGCGGAGCCCCGGTTGATCGCGGCCTGCAGAATCGGGTCGATGTCAGCCATGGGTGTGAAGGGTAGCAGGCGTCATCGCCGGGCGGCGGCACGCTGCGTGGGGGGCATCCCGGCGGTCCCGGCCGCTTCCTGCGCGGCGGTGACCCGGTCGGCGATCGCCTTCCAGTTCGGCACCTCCGACCACTCCAGCACCGCGGGCACATCGAACGCACCGAGCGCGAACAGGCGCTCCGCCTTCGCCTCCTTGGCCTGACGGGAGATGGCCTGCGAGGCACCCGCCGTGACCGACAGGTTCACCGACATGGGCTGCACCGTGCCGTCGTCCGAGGGCATGTAGAAGTGGTTGTCGAGCAGGGGGAGGATCGAGCGTTCCCCGTCGGGCCCGATGCGCGAGATGACCCGGGACTTGTCGTAGAACTCGGTGATGGTGGACGCGGTGAGGATGCCGGCGTCACGGAGGAACCGCTCGAAGTTGCGGAGCCGCATGCGGATACGCACGAACGCCGAGTCCTGGACAGAGTCCATGGTCCCTTCCGAGGGACGGCCCTGCGGGGAATAGCCGCGGACGATCGCCGACATCCCGGAGATCCGCTCCATCTCCTGAATCATCTTGTCGATGAGCCCGACGTGCGCCGGGGAGATGTCGGGTGGGGTCAGCCAGCGGACATCCTGGTTCGGTTCCTGCGTGTCCATCGTCTCGCCGGGGCGATTCGTGATTGTGGTGCGGGAGCCCGAGCGCCGGATCATGATCGGGTTGCCGGACAGCCACGCGTTGTGCTCGATGGACGCGAACATCCGGTTGATCGAGATCTGCAGGGGGGCGAGCTGCTCGACAAGCGAGTAGCCGTACAGTTCGCCTTCCTCGACGGGCACGTAGCGGGAGTAGGGGTGG